TGAATTAAACCAAAGCCATAGAAACCTGTGCCTGGTAAAAATTTAAATTGTACAAAGTATTGAATTTTTTTCTTTGTAGGATCTTCTGCTCTATAATTTCTTCTAATGGATAATATTTTTTGATTAGCTTCCGCAATAGTTATTACGTAAGGTAATTTAATTCCAGTAGGTTCTCCATCTTCTCCAACATCTTCATAACCTTCTAAATCTAAATCAGTGTGTATTTCATAAAGTGTATATTGATCTTGTTGTCCATCTTTATTGATTCCTTCTAATTCTAATTTTTTATCTGATAATTGATTTTCAGTAACAGGAGGTTTGCCTAAATCTATATCTCTATAGAAACCACTAACTTGTTGTTTACGTAATTCATTTTCAGAAATTCTAATAACGTGAACGATTGCTTCTGCATCATCTAATGAGTTTGCAGAGTAAGGTACGATTAAATCTTCAGCAGGAATAAATTTGGAAACGGCTCTACCTAAAAGATCGTCATAATAAACTTTCTTGAATGTAGAGCCGGACAGGGGTAAATAAAAAAGCATTTGATCAAACTCTGGTTCATATTCTTTCATCTGATCCATAATTTGATAATTCATAAAATCTTTAACTCTATTAGCTTGGTCTTGTTTTTCAGAAGTTATGTCTCCTAAAATTTGAGTTCTAACTGGACCTTCAGCTGGTAATAATTCTTTGTAAGCTTGTGATTGAAATTGTGTAACCGCTTCAGCAAGTACAGGATGATTAACACCTGATGCACCTCTAAATGGTTCTGTTCTTCTTTGATATTTGAAACCTAATAAATCTAAACCTTCTCTGTATGAATCTTCCCAATCTGATCTTGATTCTTTGTATTCAGTGTATTGATCAAATAATTCATTTCCTAATGGTTCTAAAACTGAATCACTTAAAAATTCTGCAAGGTTTTCAAAATGATCTTCACCACCTTCTTGACTAGCTACTGCTGGATCAAAAGAAACTTGAGCTCCACCTTCTTCATCCATTTCAATTTCAACTGGACCAGATTCAGTTTGAACTTCTTCAACTTTTTCTTTAATTGCTTCTTCGATTTCTACTTCTCCCGGAAGGGCAACAGTTGTCTTTGTATCAGACAATGATTTTTCTATTTCAGCCATGGGGTATTCTATCCTCTCTCTGTAATTGTTTCAACACCTACTTGAGTAGTATCAGGTGTTTCTTTAACTGTCAAACTATCTATCAGACTATTCATTAAATCAGAGTTTGATTTTTTAGGTTCATTAAGAGGCATTGGATTTTCCGCAGCCCATTGTAATAATTCTGCTTGAGTAACAGGTTGATTATTTGCTGTATTAACAAAAGCTCCTATAACATCATTGTATTCTATGTTCATTGTTTTCTCCTAAACATTGTAGCAAGACCACCATTAGAATATTGACCAATAAAACCTCCATCTGCTCTTGGCCCTCCCCAACCTGATTGACCCATTCCACCACCTGTTGCAGAAGAGTGACCAGTAAAAGAACTATCTGAACTATGTGTTCCACCACCACTTACAAATCCACCATAATCAATATTTGAAGAAGTATTTCTAGCCAAAGCTTTTTCTCTCTCTAGTTTTCTTTCTATCTCTCTTCTTTGTATAAGGTCTGCTTCAGCTGCTGCTCTTTCTCTTCTTTTAGAAAGAAATTCTGATAGAGTTCTAGATTGTCCAAATAAAGTTTTTGCTCTATCAAATCTATTGAGTCCTGTAGCAGGATCATAAAAATCATCAATTAAATTTGGATTTAAATTTCCATAATTATATCCAGGAGTATATCGTTGGTATTGTGGAGTACTTGGAATTCTATCTCCAATATTATTAAAAAATTGTCCTATCCCTCTTGTAAGCATACCTGTTATAGATTTATCTCCAATAAAAGGTAAATAATCTTTTAAATTTTGTAACATATTTTTTTGAGGTAAATTATATTGAGCATCTTCTTCTTCACGTAAAACATCAGCATTAAAGTTTGGAGCAGAATTATAATAAGTAGCTGGAGCTATTGTTTCAGGCACTACAATATCTGTTGTGGGAGATTTATTTAAATCATAATTACCTTGCAAATAATCTGTAAAACTAAATTGTGGAGCGTTTACATTTAATTCATCTAATGGAATATCCACTGGATTATTGTTCATGAAATTTAGATAAGGAAAATCAAATGTATTTCCTGTATAATTTATATTACCACTAGGATCTTTATTAAAATTTAAATTACCTAAAGTTAAAGCGTTTGCTAAATCAGCAGAGTTTAAGCTCATAGCCTTTTCAAAACTAGGTGGATTAAAATTTCTAGTATTTCTAAATTCACCACCACCTATATATTCTCTCACAGGATCTAATCCAAAATCTGTATAAGTTAAACCACCTGAATTAATGCCGGGTGATAATTTATCACCCACTTGTTGAGATAGTCTTTCATTCATTTCATCGGTTCGAAATGCTCTAGCCATATTCTCACCAACCCTTTTATTTATGTAATTTCCATATAGAGCCGCTCCATAAGTTGCCGGTATAGAAGCGTAATTTTTTATATCACTAAAATTAATTCCACCTGGTGGAATCATTTGATTCATCTCTGTATTTTGATTCATCTCTGTATCTGGATCCTTCAAATCTGCACCAATTATATTATCTCCACCGTTAGCAAATCCTATTCTTCCACCATTTTTCTTTTCATCATAACGAGATAATATTTCTTCCATTAAATCATCAGTAGGCATAATTTTTAATACGCCTTCTTTTTCCTTAAGCTTGTAATATAAATCTCTAAAGTCTTGAGTTGAACCACCGCTTCTAGCTAGTTCTTTATATAATTCTGATTTACTTTTTTTAGGCATTAATAATATTCGGGGTTGATGTTTTTAATACTGTGTTCATCTTTTTCATCTTCAGGATGCGTAATGAAACCTCCCTGTCTAAATCGCATCACAGCTTGTGTCATACTGTCGACTAAATCGTCGTTGTCTCCATAAGGAAACGCAGCACACTCTTCGATAACCTCTTCTGCAAATTTTTTATCAGGCGCCCATATTTGTCCGCTTTCAAACAAAGGGGATACGGCGTTTACCCTAGCATGTTTATCGTTACCTTTACTAGGAGTGTAATTTATAACAGGAATACCCATTTTTCGCAACTCATAAGTAAGTGGCATTCCAGAAGCTTTACCCTCTATGATAACCGTATCGGGATTCCAATATTTAAATTGTTCTAGTGCAACCTTACGAAGTTCTGGAAACTCTAATCTTTCCTTATAAGCATCTAATAACATTAAGTTTGGTCCTGAATCTTCATTAGGATAAAATACTCCCCACGTTGTAATGGCAGAATAGTCAGCAGATTCTTTTTTAAGAAATGCAGTATCATAAGATTGAATGATGTGTTCTAATCTTGGAACCCAATCCTTATCCCAAAGCTTCCACCATTCTCTTTTGATTAATGAACCTTCTTCTGCCGTTGGATCTTGCATCCATTGTGCATTCCATTTACCAACACTTAAACTGGCTTTGACTGATTGTAATTCTTCTAACTTCCAATAACCAGGCCAGACAGGTTTACCACTTGGTAGTATGGCAGGAAACTCCACCACTTCCCATTGATCTGATTTTAATTCTTTTTGATTCTTAAGTAACATACCTGTTAGGTCTTTCATATTCCATCTTGTCATTACCACCACAATGGAACCACCTGGTTGTAGACGCTGACGAGGACCTGATGTGTACCATTCATAAGCTCTCTCCAGAGCTTGCACGTTAAGTGCATCTTGCTCTGAATGTGGATCATCGATGATAAGTAAATCCGCTCCACGACCCGTTATCGCCGATCCAACGCCGGCTGCATAATACTCACCACCTTGTTCCGTTTCCCATTTACCCGCGGCTTGCGAATCTTCCCTTAATCTAGTTTTAAATATTTTTTGATATTCAGGACTATCAATTAAAGTTTTAGCTTTACGTCCAAAACGAATTGCTAGTTCAGTTGTGTGGGTTGTTTGGATAATTTTTAAATCAGGTCTTTTACCTACCATCCAAGCAGGTAATAAGAAAGATGCGAATTCAGATTTAGTATGTCTTGGCGGCATGTTTATAATCAACCGCTTTAATTGGCCCGTGGACAATCGGTTAAATTTTTCTGCAATTTTTTTGTGGTGATCTCCTTCTACGAATTCAGGCCAAACGTGTTTGACAAAAGAAAGAAAATCATTTTCTACTTTGTTTTGGATTTTTTTTTCAGATAATTTTAGTGCGTACTTCATAAATTCTTTACGCACATCAGGGGGTAGCTTCTTAATTAAATCTTCATTCATAAAAAAATTTTGCAGAATTTTTTAGGACTCTGTTTTCTTCTCATTTTTTTTTATTAAGAATTTATAGCATATAAATGTCTAAAACAAGGGTAAAGGGTGGGCCCGTCGGACACGTGCGACAAAATGTCGCAGGGGGGGTGCGACAATATGTCACATCTAAAAATGGCTAGGATCCCTACGTGCGACAACTTAACACAGTTGACACGATCCGCGAAAAGCCGACCGAATCAAACACGCGTAGAAAAATAATTAATATAGTCCTTGCACTTACAAGGGCAAATGATAAGTTAAAGGTAGAAAGGAAAATATAAATATGAAAAAAGAAATAAAAGATAAAATAAAAAAAGCAAATAATGTTTTTG